AGACGAAGACGTTCGATTACGAGAAGCTCCATGAGGTGACCAAGACTGTCACGAAGAATCTCAATCGTGTCATCGATCGGAACTTCTACCCCGTGGAGACTGCGAAGCGTTCCAATATGAAGCATCGCCCTATTGGTCTAGGTGTCCAAGGTCTTGCGGATGTGTTCATTCTCTGTGGTCTCCCCTTCGACTGTGAAGAGTCTCGTCTCATGAACGCACACATATTTGAGACTATGTACCACGCAGCCCTCGAAGCGAGTTCTGAATTGGCAGAAGTTGAGGGGTCCTATGAGAGTTTTGAGGGATCCCCAACATCCCAAGGTATTCTCCAACCCGATATGTGGGAGGGTGAGACCAAGTTCAGTGGCCGCTACGATTGGGATGCGATGCGTGAACGCGTGAAGACCAAGGGACTTAGGAACAGTCTCCTCATGGCCCCAATGCCCACGGCATCTACGGCTCAAATCCTAGGTAACAACGAGTGTTTCGAACCCTATACGACTAATATTTACCTGAGACGCACCCTCGCTGGTGAATTCGTGGTCGTGAACAAGCACCTCGTCGATGATCTCAAGAAGATTGGTCTCTGGTCAAAGGAGATGAAGGATCTTATGGTCAAGGCTGGTGGGTCTGTCCAAAACATTGTGGATATTCCAGAGAACATCAAGAATTTGTACAAGACTGTATGGGAAATTAGTCAGAAGTGTATCATCGATATGGCAGCGGACCGGGGTCGTTTCATCGATCAATCCCAATCTATGAATCTTTTCATAGAGAGTCCCACAATGTCTAAGCTCTCCTCAATGCATATGTATGCTTGGAAAGCTGGTCTCAAGACTGGTATGTACTACCTCAGGTCAAAAGCTAAGGCTCGACCAATCCAATTTAGTCTTGAACCCGACTGTGTCGCATGTTCAGCTTAAAGTTTAGAAGAGTATAGTAGATACATGGACAAAGCACTCGAAAACCTCCAAATAAATGAATTCAATAACCGAAAGATTGTCGTCTGTACAAAACAAGGAACACCATTCCGTGTTCAACTTCCCCGTATGTACATGCCCTTCGGTGTCTCTGGATTCACACCCGAGGTTGGACCTACCAAGTACAACATCGACTTTGCCGTGAAAGGTCACGATGAAGAAGACAGTTATATGAACATGTTTTACAAATCATTGCGAAATGTAGAGGACAAAATCATAGACGCTGTCGTCGAGCAAAGTGAAGTTATTTTTGGGTCTAAGATGTCCAAAGAAGACCTACTTCCTATGTTCAACTCGAACGTAAAGGAGTCTCCTGGTCGTGAGCCTAAATTCCGCATCAAGGTTGATACGACTATGGAAGAACAGATTAAGGCGAATGTTTTCGATGGGGATAAAAACCCGAAAAAAGATGAAGTGACGAATGGTCTCTATGCAAGAAATTCGGGACACGCTAGTGTTGAACTCAATAGTGTGTATTTCTTGAACAGAAAGTTTGGATGTACTTGGAAACTCCATCAACTCGTAGTCTACGAGCCACAGAATCTTAAGGGATTTCAATTTATGATTTAGATTTATTTAAAAGCAAAATACTATAAACAGCCTGAGCCTCCTTAAGCAATTTACCTTGCACCCTGGTAAATTTCTTTGGGTCCAAACCTAATTTGATCTTAGCAACTTTGACAGACTCCTCCCATTTAGCAAGAGTCATTCTTACTCTATACTTACATTTTCTTGATGAGCTTCTTGTAAGCCTTCGTACCCTCCTTGGGCTGCAACTTGAACTCACCCGCCTTGGGCTTGAATACATTCACCATAGCCTTCTTACCCTCCTTCTTCATACGCTTCAAGGCGGCATCGTGCGCAGCCTTGCTCTTGATGCGACCATCCTTGGAATCCTGCATGAGACCCTTCTTTGTAAGACCACCAGCGGTCTTGTCAGCGGTACCGTGGAAAACTTCAGCGCGGGAACCAATCATCTTTATCTTACGCTTTGAAAATTTTCCTGATGTCCATAATTGAAATCTTTGCCGATGTCCTGTTCACTGGGATTTGTTTTTCAATTCGTTCATCGTTAAGCACTTTTGAACACACTATAGACTTATGCCCCTGAAGCGCAAGAATTTCTTCCTCAACACTCACAAAACGCTCACACTCTTTGTAGATCAGTTTCTTGACATACACTGGTTTGGTTTGACCCGTCCTGTGACTCCTACCAATCGCCTGTAATTCCGTAGAAGGATTCCATGATGGACCGGTGATATATACACGCGTCGCTTCTTGGAGGTTGAGACCTTGCCCCCCAGCCTTTATCTGAATGATAAAGACAGCCCCTGGTGCAGCCTTCTTGAAACCCTCAATCTGATTGACCCGCTCCTCCTTGGGAACTGACCCATCAATCCTGAAAACAGGTCTTTCCATGTTCTTCTGGATGTGATTCATCTCCCCTCGGAATTGACAGAAAATGAGGGTCTTCTCACTGGGATGGGAATTGACCATCTCGAAAAGAGTCTCCATCTTCTTGGAACGTCCAACCCATTTCTCCGCTTTTGTGCCGGTTTGTTTGGCGACACCATCGATGTACATTTGTGGATGTATCATCACCTGCCGAGCTCTCAAAAGACACTCCAAGATCACCATGTTCTTGGCGTTTAAACTCTGTGCATGTCTAAACGCATCACGGATCGTCTCTTGTGCCTCGAGGAAGACAATCTCATAGAGTTGTTTCTCATCTGGGTACATATCAAGTTCCACATTCTCAAAGTGACATGGTGGCAAACGAAGACGCTCACTGATTTGGGCCAAGTCTTCTTTGGTGCGTCTGAGAATGTAGATATCTTTCACCTTATTGGTCATGCTCTGTACAACCACTTTGGAAAGACCCAAGAAAGTACACAGAGACACGAAATCCTCCATGGAGTTGAACACTGGCGTTCCCGTCACAACCCACCTGATTTGAGTCTGGAGGCGACATACACTCTTGAACAACTTGGACTTCTTGTTCCGAATCTCGTGGGCTTCGTCTAGAATGACTCGATCCCATTGGACCATATGGAGGGGCGTCTTGGCATCTGCAGACCCACCCTTGACCGTTAGTAATGTGTATGGCGCAAGTGTCACGTCAGCTTCTTTCATTTTCCGTTCTGGACCATCATAAATATTGATCGTCAAATTGGGAGCAAATCGGTTGATTTCTTCCGCCCATTGGGTGATAATAGATTTGGGTAAGATGATCAGTGTGCGAGGCTTCGGGTTACCAAGCATAGTAGCAATTAACTGGATGGATTTCCCCAACCCCATTTCATCGCAGAGGAAGCCTCCTTTGGGTCCCGACGATTGTGCTTCCATCGTGAGCATCCAGAGAACACCTTCGCGCTGGTAGGGGGCGAAAAGTCTACCATTTAGGGTGTTCTTAGCAAGCGTGTATTGGTCTTCAGTCGTCATTGTAATAATCTTCGTCGGGGAGTAACTCCACTTCACAGATAACTGGTTCAGGTTCCTTTTTCTTACGAGTCTTCTTCAACTTAGGTGGTGGAAGTTCATCTAGGTGCTCCCTAAAATAGAGGACCTTTTCCCAAAATTCCTTCATGATTGGGTAGTTGGTTTTCCACCATTCGGGGTCTCGCTTAACATTAACGACGTCAAATTCTTCGGGTTTAGGCCAATTGGTCTCTGCTGGTTTATATTGAATAAAATCTGCTTCTTCTAAGTCTAAAATCTCCATACATAATTGAAGCTGGGGCATGTAATGGATAGGGACTTCTCCAGGTACAATCTGTCGCATCGGGGGGCATTTAATCTCCACCAATTTCCCAGATTCGGAGACGCCATCGGGACTCCCACCGAGCCATTTATGGACCGGATGGGGACAAAGGCCAAGTTCGTGTACAACCTCCCCATGCCTCTCTTCATATAGAATGCGTGCCTCATCCTCATACTTCTCACCGTGTCTTGTAGCTGCGTTACCCATGAATTTCTCACCGAGTCCACACTTTTTTAGGAGAAGTTCAGCGGGTGTTTCATATTTATTTACACCGATGGCTGTGGCCGCGTCACTCGCTGTAAGCATGTTTCCACGGAGAGCAAGCCATTCCTCGCTTTTCTGGGCAGCGAATTCAATTTCAAGTAGCGCTTTAACATTTGGGTGCATCTTACATTAATTATAGTTGTAGTTTTTAACTTCATCTTGTGCATGAAAGTAGCTCATGCAACTATTTTGTTCAGCTTGTTTCTTACTCTTTGCGACACCCCTGGCAACAAAACCGTCATTGATGTAGATGTCGATGTAGAACAACCCCTCGTGGTGTGCTGCGACACGATATTCGGGAAGTGGCCAGTTCTGAATTTGGCAGTGGCGCATTAATTTGTCCTTGAAGTTATCATCCACCATGATAGAGTTCATATCGACAAAGTTAGGATCTTGGTAAATCCTAAGAATGAATTCTTTCGTGTGAAGAAGACCCAGGTCCATGTACAGAGCCCCGATCAGTGCTTCAAAAACATCTTCCAAAATCTTGGGGTTATTGTTCCAGTTATTTCTTAACCCCTTTTCGTCCATGATGACAAACTTCTCTAGATCCAACTTTGTAGCAATTTTAGCCAGGGTTTCACCACGTACAAGCTTTGTACGAGCTTTCGTGAGGAAACCTTCTTGTTTACTTTCATGTCTATCAAACAAAAACTTAGTGATGACAAACCCGAGGACCGAGTCACCAATAAATTCGAGTGTTTCAAAGGACTCTGTAAATTGTTCATACTCCTTGAGAGCAGATTTATGTGTAAAAGCTCTTTGGTACAAAGCAAGGTCTTTTACTTTTGTACCAACAAGTTGTTCAGCGCTCTCCTTTGTAAGGAAAGTCACCATGTTTTAGTATAGAATGTGTTTATTTTTTAAGCCTCCTTTTTGATGTAATGAGGGCTGAGGTACTTCTGCAAGTTAAGGTAAGTAACCACAACGTCAGCGGGGGGTGCGAGGAGGTCACGGAGTGTATCGTCGAGGACGATTTGGCGACCGTTTTCGGGATGTTTGAGACCCTTTTCGGTGATGTACTTGTTAATGAATTTGGTCACCTCCGAGCGGGAGATGAGTTCTTCAGCGGGAAGACCGAGGAATGTGCGCAACTTAGGCGTCACATCTTGCTTGCGGTTGAAGCCGTTGTTGGCAGCACGAGCCTTAGCTTTTTCACCATCGGGGTCTTCCTGAATGTTCTTGACCTTGCGAATAAGCTTGGCCAGGTTCTTAACATCGGTGCGGAGGGCGGTAAGTTCGAGTTCGATGTTTTCAAGAGACATTATATATTTCTTACCTGCTTAATCTTTAAGTGTCTGAAGAAGTAGATAGTTGACATGGTCACAATCAGCCATACTAAAAAGACAAATCCACGATTACCTAATGTGACAAATGGTGGCCTGTCTATATAACGAAATGGTTGTCTAGATCCGTCATCAGGGCAACCACCCGCACAACAATCACTCGGACATGGTAGAACATTTGGTCCTTTTCTTGCACCACAGAATTGTTCCTTCTCACCTGTGTATGAATAGCACCGACATTCTTCGATAACGTTGCATACCATTTATTATATCACGATATAATAATGGATGATAAGATTTATTCGAAGGCTGCGATTGATAAATTTATGAATGAAAATTTATTTTTCAAGGATGCTAAATTAAAAAAATACTACGATCGAAACTTACAGAGGGACTTTGGTAAGTTCCGTGATCGGGTCAAAAATACTCATATCGATAAAGATTTTGAAAAGATCATGTACGTGTTTGTTACTGATTCCATTCGTGATATCATATTGGACACAATTGGGGATCTCACCAAGTTCTTGAGTTCCTCAGGTGATCTTATTGTGAGTGGTGGAGAGGCATTCAATTTATATGTCGATTTCAACTCTCGAATCGTCACGAGTGATATTGATGCAAAGTTTGTACCCAGGATTCCGATGAATGATAAATATTTCGGAAAACTACAAGCAGTCAAACTCCTACTATGGAACAAACTGGGGGAATTAGCTAAGCGTCTCAATTTGCGTATTAACAAGCGAATTATGTCGATGCAAAAGACACACTCCAAGTTGTTCAAGTTTTTGGGGATTGGTTTCAAACAGAAAGGTCCTTTTGTTACACGGAGATATTCCCTGATTAAGAAAAAGAAGACTTCCAATAACAATCGACCTGGTAAGGGTGACATCTTCATCGATGTAGAACTTTTTGCACTCGATTTAAATATGCGACTTTTCTCACCAAAATCTAACAAGATTGAGGACTTCAATATGGGTGGGATTCTTGACATCCCTTTTATGCGCCCCAAGGAGTTTGGATATGAAGTGGCACTCACGAAAAAGAGGGGTATCACATACCGTAATGTAGACACTGGAAAATTGATAAATGATAAGCGTATACTTGTAGCGAGTAAGGAATTTCTTATTGAGGATATCTATCTGATGCAGAAACTCAATCTTCGCCCAGAGAAGAAGGAAAAGGATAGGCAGAGACTTATCCGATTGGCGCAGCTTTTCGATAAACGCATCAAGGCGTCTAATTCCATGGATGACGTTTTCAAGAAGGTATCTCCCAAGATTATCACAAAGAAGAGAGTACCCACACAGCCAGTAAATATTTCCATAAGCAAAGCCATGAAAGTTGAGCCAGGGAAGTACAAAAACTTCACGACTAAACCATCGAGTGATAAACTGTCCAAACAAATCGTACATGGTCTCAAAACTGTAGTGAAAAACACCAATATAGAGGGATACAAGAAATCTTCAGGAAACAAACGTTTTAACGTAAAGAATCTCAAGTGGAAGAATGTCACAAACGCAGCCTATGTGAAGAATGAATATTCACTACGCCCAGAAAATGCCAAAACACTCCCTAAGAATATGAACACCTCCAAAACACTCTATGGGTATAACCCCAGGAGAAACCAGTGGGTACCAAAAATGCTACTCAATAAGGCTGCGAATATCCCGTTTGTTGGGTTAAAGAAATGAAACCTAATATAGACATAAATGTTCTACAACGCTCCAGCCAAAGGTGAAGATGGCCTCTATTTCGTAAAGGCTCTCAACGACGAAAAGCGTAAGTGTTTTGTTCAACTAAACAAGGTGAAGGTTGCCGACGTCTCAGGCGAGATCGTGATTGATATCGTATCAGAGGCGAACACCAAGAAGGTTGAGGGTATCGATACTCAGAACCTGGAGGCGGCCCTCGAGAATTGTGAGACCTGGTTTGGTAAGAAGCTTTCAGAAGGTGTCGTCAAGGGTGCCTACACTTCAAACCTTGAGGGTGGTATGATGACATGCGATCGTCTCGAGGTCACCAAGGTATACAACGCGCAGCAGGAGCTCGTCGACTTTGAGACCCTTCAGCCAGGGAAAAACTGTAATGTCATTCTCGAATTTGCCGGACTTTGGTTCGCCAAGAAGGCATTTGGCCCAACCTGGAATATTGTCCAGGTCAAGGTTCATCCAGATCCTATCCTAGATGTATACCCAGACCAGTATGCATTTGTCGACGAGGAGGAAGAATAAAAAAATTTGTTAACAGTATATAAAAGATAATGAAGGGTCGTACACAGAACATCTTCATGTTGGTCGCCGTCGCTGCCTTGATCTTCATCCTTTTTTCCATGAACAACAAGTCAAGCTACACCATCGTCGAGCGTGAATACACGCCTTTCGGCATGGCACCCTCTGCTGGCCCTTCGGCTGGCCCTTCGGCTGGCCCAGTAGACACTATATGTGGTGGTATGAACAAGGGTACCGGTCTCGCGTCCTCCCTGCTCCCTCGTGAGGTTGCCTCGGCGGAAGATTTCGGTCAGTTTGCCCCAGAGGACATCCTCAAGGGACAGAACTTCCTTGAACCCCGTAAGCAGATTGGTTTCCCCGAGACTGTCGGTGGTGCCCTCCGTAATGCTAACCAGCAGATCCGCAAGGACCCCCCCAACCCCAAGGCGCCATTCGTGTGGAACAACTCCACCATCGTCCCTGACCTCATGCAGCGTGGACTTTGCGCTTAAAGATTTAGTTCTAGTATTTAATAATAACCATGTCATCTGTTGCACCTGATCTCTCCGAGAATGTATCTAAACTGGTAGAGCTCACAAAACAATTAACCGAGGCGAAATCTGATATCAAGGTTCTCACTCAGGAGGAAAAACGTCTCAAGGAAAAGGTAAAAAAGCATATGGTCGAACAAGGTATCGATACGATTAACCTCAGGAAGGGTAAAATCAGCATACGTAAATCAGTCAGGAAGTCTGGTATGAGTAAAGATGCCATCAAGGAAGGTCTAATGACATTCTTTGGTGGAGACGAAACTAAGGTCGAAGGAGCCCTAAATGCCATCAAAGATGGACTTAAAACGAGAGAATCCACTTCAATCTCCCTAAGTGGTATAAAGGAGAAGCCCGAAAAAGAAGATAAGTAACTAAACATGGTCTGGAGCCAATACGTATACGAAGCGAACAACGGCCTTGATGCCGATGTGAGTGACGACGATGAATTTAATGAATACACTCCTCTGAATATCGAAGACTGGGAAGTCGAATACTCAGAAGAATTACATGCGATGTGGAATACCATCAGGACACTCCTTTACGATGCACACATCGAACATTCAGGGGAATTCTGTGACTTTGTTGCGTTTTGTTACGAGGAACACGACCCTTATCGTGAACAAGGACGATGGTTTGATGAACATTTGTACCATATATGGAAAAATATCAGGCGAATCATCAATAATAACGAACTACACGAGGAGATTATGCGGGGTGCCACATTTTATCATTTTACAGAGTTCATGGAAAAATATATAGACGTATATTAAATGCTCCCCGATATCACTTCCCAGAAAGTTGCCATACCCGCCGCTCTTTTTCTTGCGCTCAGCCCCGGTGTTCTCGTGACCACCGCGGGCAAGAACGTCAAGTTCATGAACCGCAAAACTGCTCCACCCGCCGTGTTCTTCCACGCGCTCGTGTTCTTTCTCGTGTACAGTCTCATCGCCAAGGCTATGGGTATCGTGTTGACCAAGACCGACCTTCTCGTGACCACCACTCTCTT